TGGGGGTTGTTATATTGCTGGACTGTCCCAGTAAAGATTATTTAGAATCTATGTATATGTTTCACCCCCTGGAGGGTACATTAGTTATTATACACCCACTTCAGACATCTGTCAACATTTAAAAAAAATAAACTTGTTGTCAACTAGATTTATACATGGTATAATACAAGTATGAATAATAGTTTATTACCTCCTGAGAAAAAGAGAGAACTCAATGAGCAACAACAAAAGTTCCTGGATGCTCTTGCACATGAAGCAAAGGGAAATATCAAACAAGCCCTAGCTATTGCAGGATATGCAGAGACCTCTCAATCAAATATAGTAAGTTCCTTAAAAGATGAAATAGTAGAAGTAGCTACAAAGATACTCGCTAAGTCAGCTCCCATGGCTTCACAGAAGCTTGTAGAGATACTTATGAGTGATGACCCTATACCACAAGTAGGTGCTAAGCTACAGGCAGCTCAGACATTATTAGATAGAGTTGGTGTTGCCAAAAGAGATAAGTTAGATGTTACACATACTGCTGCAAGTGGTATATTTATATTACCTAACAAAGAGAAAATAATAGATGCTGAAGCTGAGGAGGCTCAAATAGATGACGAACAGAAGTAGTTCAACAATACCTTTTGGTTATAAGCTTAAAGAAGATAATAAAACATTAGAACCAATTGAAAAAGAAATAAACGCCTTGAAAGAAATGAAGGATAGTGTTAAAGCTGGGGCATTCTCCCTTAGAGGAGCTGTAGAAATTTTAGAATCTCAAACAGGTCGCAAGTTATCTGCAATGGGATTAAAGAAGATTATAGACAAAGATAAATCAAAAGAACAACCTAAACCAAGTTTATTACAGAAGGATAGTTAATGGAAATAATTTACTGTGTGTTAATTGTATTATGGGTTATGGGAGTATCAGAGTAATGGAATTTTTCTTTCCAATCAATACAGCTATATCATTAATAGCTATTGGTATAATAATACTTTGGACACTAAGACCTTAATATGACAGAGAAGCCTAAAAGACAATATTTCTTTTCGCAAGAACAGAAAGCTAAGATAGCAGCTCGACAGGCTGTTAAAGAAAAAGAAAAAGAAATTAAAAGATTAGCTAAGAAACTAGCTAATACTAAACATAGATTAAACAACAAGAAGGAAGCAATCGGTGCAGTTGACCAAGCTTTAAATCCAAATGCAAAAAGTAAAACAGGTAGTGTTGTGGAAGAAAAGAAGTTGGAATCACTTCCTAAAAAAGTTAAAGAACTACTCGAAAAAGAAAAAGACAGGATAGTATTTAAACCTAATGAAGGTCCTCAAACAGAATTTTTAGCAGCACCTGAACAAGATGTATTATATGGAGGTTCTGCTGGAGGTGGTAAGTCATATGCTATGTTAGTTGACCCACTAAGGTTTATGCATATCAAAGAACATAGAGCTTTATTATTAAGAAAGTCTATGCCTGAATTAAGAGAATTAATTGATAAGTCTAGGGAGTTATATCCAAAGGCTTTTGCAGGAGCAAAGTTTAGAGAAGTAGAAAAGATATGGAGGTTTCCATCAGGTGCATCATTAGAGTTTGGTTATCTTGATAGAGACGCTGATGTATATAGATACCAAGGACAATCATATACATGGATAGGGATAGATGAATTAACTCAATATCCTACAGAGTTTCCATTACAATATCTACAATCAAGATTAAGAACAACTAATCCAGCAATACAATGTTATATTAGATGTACTGCTAACCCTGGAGGAGTTGGAGGTCATTGGGTAAAGAAAAGATACTTAGACCCTTCACCACCAAATGAATCTTTTACAGGACAAGATAAGATAACAAGAAAGTTTATACCAGCTAGATTAGAAGATAACCCTTTCTTATCTGCTGATGGTAAGTATGAGCAAATGCTTATGTCATTACCAGCAGTACAAAGAAAACAATTACTAGAAGGTAATTGGGATGTTGCCGAAGGAGCAGCGTTTGTTGAATTTGATTATGATACACATTGTATTGACCCATATACGTTACCTAAACATTGGGATAGAGTAAAAGGAATTGACTATGGTTACGCAGCAGAATCTGCAGTAGTGTGGGCAGCAATAGACCCAAGTGATGAAACATTAATTATTTATAGAGAGTTATATCAAAAAGGTTTAACAGGAAAAGATTTAGCTGAAAAGATTTATGAATTTGAAAAAGAAGATAGGTTATCAGTTAGAGGTGTTTTAGATTGGGCAGCTTGGAATAGAACTGGAGCAACAGGACCAACAGTTGGAGAAGTATTATCTAATGCTGGACACAAACTTAGAAGAGCTGATAAAAATAGAATACAAGGTAAAATACAAATACATGAACGATTAAAAATAAATGATAAAGGCAGACCTAAATTACAAATATTTAAAAGCTGTCCTAATTTAATTAGAGAGATTCAATCTATTCCTTTAGACCCTAATAAGCCTGAAGATGTAGATACAAAAGCATCAGACCACGCATATGATGCATTAAGATATTTAATTATGTCAAGACCTAGAACACAATCAGTTTGGGAGGCTATGTCAGATAAAAAGAAATGGACACCTTCAGACCCAACATTTGGATATTAAATGCCACTATATACATTTAAAGATAAAAATAAAAATATAGAATATGATAAAGAATTATCTTATGAAGATTTACAAGAGTATATTAAACAAGACCATATCGAACAAGTATTTAAAATGAATATTTTTAGATATGCTGATGGAAATGGAATCAAAGACCAGTTTACTGATTGGTGTAAAGATTCTACAATAAAAGGTAAGGGTAATTTTAATCCCTACGGAAAAGCAACTAAAGACTTTGAAAAGAAAGACTAATGAAAAAAAGAAAGATACTCAAATTTAAAAAGAAAAAAACAGATAATGAATTAGAAAACTATCCATTAGTTGAAATAAAATGGTTGGATATAATCTCTGAATCTAGTTGGAGTTCTATTAAAGAAGTAAAAGAAATGGAATTACCTGTCTGTATTACAAAGGGTCATTTGCTAAGTCAAACCAAGGGTGTTACTAGAGTATTCGGTGATTATGCTGAAGATGATAATGGTGACTTAGATGATTTAGGTAATGTAACTTTGATACCTACAAGTGTAATATTGAGTATTAAAAAAATAGTTGACAAGTCTTGATAAAAGTTGTATTATTATAAGTATTACGACAAAACTGAAAAGGTGTAATTATGGCTACATATGACCAATATTCTGCAAATAATTCTATGAATGATTCAGATGATGCAAGAGAACAAGAAAAGATTTCAGCATTAGTTGCAAATATTAATTCTAAATTTCAACAATGTGAAACTACTAGAGAAGATGATGAGGATAGATGGTTACAAGCTTATCATAATTATCGTGGTAGATATTTTAAGAATGTAGCTTTTAGAGACCATGAAAAATCAAGAGTGTTTGTCAAAGTTACTAAGACAAAAGTTTTAGCAGCTTATGGACAACTTATAGATGTTTTATTTGGTGCTAATAAATTTCCTTTAACAATTCAAGAAACAAGAATTCCTGAAGGCATAGCAGAATATGCTCATCTTAATCCATTAAAAGAACAAATGGATTCAAGTCAAAATGTTCCAGGTGTAGAAGGTAACATGGATTATATTCCAGGTGAAGGTATGCGAGATGCATCACCATCTTCTGTTTTAGGTTTTCCAGGTGATGGAAATGATTTACCTAAAGGTGCAACATTTGAATCGTTAAATGAAAACTTCTTAGGTGGACTTGAAGAAAAATATGAAAAGGCAAATTTAACTGAAGGACCTGCACCAAGTCCTGAGATGCCTCAAATTAAACCTGCACAAATTGCAGCAAGACAATTAGAAAAATTAATACACGACCAAATAGAAGAATCAGATGGAAGTATTCAATTAAGAAATGCAATATTTGAATCTTGTTTATTAGGTACAGGAATTTTAAAAGGACCATTTACTTATAATAAAACATTACATAGATATGGTTCAACAGGTAATGGTACAGCAAGAGAATATAAACCTGAAACAGTAAAAGTACCTAAAGTAGAATTTGTTTCCATATGGGATTTTTACCCTGACCCTAATGCTAGAACTATGGAAGAAGCTGAATATGTTATTCAACGACATAGATTAAACAGACATCAAGTTTTAGATTTAGTAAATAGACCTTTCTTTAATAAACAAGCAATACTTGAATGTGTTAGAATGGGTGCTAAATATAATAAGAAGTCTTGGGAAACAGATATAGATTTAGAAAAAAGTCAATACCCTGATATTGAAAATAATAGATTTGAAGTTATTGAATACTGGGGAACAATAGATGCATTAAGTGCAAGAGAAGAAGGCTTACAACTTGATGAAGAAATTGATGATGCACAAGAAGTTCAAGTTAATGTTTGGATGATTAGAGACAAAGTAATTAGAATTGTTGAAAATCCATTTAAACCTTTTAGAACTCCTTATCAAGCTTTTGTTTATGAAAAGAATCCATATACATTTTTTGGTATAGGTGTTCCTGAAAATATGGATGATGCACAACAAATTATGAATGGTCATGCAAGAATGGCAATTGATAACTTAGCATTAGCAGGTAACTTAGTATTTGATGTAGATGAATCTGCATTAGCATCTAATCAAACTATGGAAGTATTTCCTGGTAAAATATTTAAAAGACAATCAGGTGTTCCTGGACAATCTATTTATGGATTAAAGTTTCCAAATACTGCAGTAGAAAATATGCAGATGTTTGATAAGTTTAGACAACTTGCAGATGAATCAACAGGTTTACCTTCTTATTCACATGGACAAACTGGTGTTCAAAGTATGACTAGAACAGCAGCAGGTATGTCAATGTTAATGGGAGCAGCTTCATTAAATATTAAAACAGTAATTAAAAATATTGATGACCAATTAATAAAGCCTTTAGGTGAAGCAATGTATCAATGGAATATGCAATTCTATGAAGGTGATTTACCAATACAAGGTGATTTAGAAATTAAAGCAACGGGTTCTTCTAGTTTAATGAAGAAAGAAGTTAGAAGTCAAAGACTAACTATGTTCTTACAAACAGTACAGAATCCAGCAATTGCACCTTTTGTTAGAATGTCAGAGGTTATAAAAGAGTTAGCGTTCTCTTTAGATTTAGACCCTGAAGAAATAATGAATACAAAAGATGAAGCAGAAATTTACGCAAAAATAATAGGACAACAAAATGTTAACAAAGGAACTAGCCCTACAGCTCCTATCCCTGGTCAACTCGGACCAATGGAAGGTGATGGAGGAATACCTGCAGAAAATGCAGGAGCAGACAACTCAGGAAATGGCGAAAGCCCAATCGGACCAGGCAATGTATCAATGCCAGGGGAGATGGAATTTACTGGACAAACTGAAGAACCTACCCAATAACGTAAGAGAAATAGCTAAAATAAATTAGTGTTGACATATTAGTTTATTCTTTCTATAATTAACTAAGAGGAAACTTATGAAAAGAATTAAAGCCAAGAAAATGAAAACTGGTGGACTTATGTCTATGCCTCCTTTTATTAAAAAACAAAAGGATGAGGAAGATGGTATTACACCTTATGATGTTAGTACTCCACAAAGTGCTAGACAAGGTATGCCATCAAGATTACTTTCTCCTTCAAGAACTAGATTTAAGAAAGGTGGAGAATCCTTTCCTGATTTAGATGGTAGTGGAGATATAACACAAAAAGATATTTTAATTGGAAAAGGAGTTATAAAAAAGAATATGGGTGGATTATTAAAAAGAAAACAATATAGAAGTGGTGATGAAGTTAGACCATCTGATGTTCCAAATTTAGAACAAGAAGATATGCCAAATATTTCTGATATTATGAAGGAAGAAATGTCAGACAATAAAAGTATTAAAGATGTAATCATCAATAAACAAATTGATAAGTTGGAAGCAATGGAAGAAATTACTGTTGACCCTACTGAAAAACAAAAAATTGAAAATCAAATAGAACAATTAAAAAATAAATTAAGTCCAGTTAAAGCTGCATTAGGTGGAATGATTGGTGTTGAAAAAGGTAAGTATGACCAACGACCTGATTATCAAGCATATGCCGAAGGTGATGTAGTCGAAGAAGAAACTATGGAAGAAGAAGTACCAATGGAAATGAATATGGAAGATTCATTATTAGAAAAGCCAGTTGGTATGGATGAAGAAATGGAAGAAGATATTACTGATGAAGACTTGGAGGGTATGGATGCAATTATAGATACCTCAGCTTTATCAGAAGAAGAAGAAACATTATTGGATGAAGCAGTAGATATGCACCCTGAATTAGAAGCTATCATTCCAAAATTAGTTGCAACAGAATTTACAGATGATGGAGAAGTAGAAGGACCAGGAACAGGAACTTCAGACTAGAATCTTATGACGCTGGTGTTCAATCTCAAGAAGAGGAACAAGAAATCGTATAACAGAATTTATAGAGACAGGTAAACTCTATGGATAGACAAGCTACCTTATAATTTATTATAAGCCCTTGTAGCTTCGTTTAAAAACTATTACCAATTTTAGCTACCTTCAAAGTTAAAAGAAGCCCTAAAGGAGGACACAATGAGTAAAAACGAAGAAGGACAAAGACAAGAAGCCGAAGCAAATCCTTACAATAGAAATAAGTCTTGGCATAATGAGAAATCAATGCCTAAAGATAAAACTTCTGCTGATGATGGTTTGTTTGTGCCAACCCCTGCAAGTACAAGAGATGTATCAACAGCTACTGCGAACAGCAACCCTGAAGATACTACCGAAAGTACGGCAGCCACTACGGATAAGGTTCAAGACTCTGCATTAAATGTAGAATCTAATCCTTATACAAAAGTTGATTATAAGAAAAGATATGACGACCTGAAACGATATTATGACAGGAAGTTAGGTGAATGGAATAATAAGGAAAGTGACCTTAAAGTTCAACTTCAAGAGAACAGACCTAAGTACCAACCACCTAAATCGAAAGAAGAGCTTGAAGCTTTTAAAAACGATTATCCTGATATTTATGGAGTTGTGGAAACTGTATCTCACTTACAATCGCAAAATGAAGTTAAGACATTACAAACTGAGTTAGAAGGTTTAAAGAAAGCAAATCAAACTTTACAAGAGAGAGAAGCTGCCCTTGAACTTTCAAAATATCATCCTGACTTTGAACAAATAAAAGAGTCTGATGATTTTCATAACTGGGCAGATGCTCAACCAATGGAAATTAAAAAATGGATATATGAAAATAACTCTGATGGAACTCTTGCTGCACGAGCAATTGACTTGTATAAGAAGGACCGAGGACTTGGAATTGATAAAAAAACCACGAAGAAGGCATCCAAAAATGAAGGAGCAGATTTGTTAGTTAAGACAAACGAACAAGTTCAAACTTCTGAATCAAAAGATGTTGTCTTCAATCGTTCTGACATAGCTAATATGACAGACGAAGAGTTTATGCAGTATGAAAAAGATATTGTAAAAGCTCAACGTGAAGGAAGAGTTAAGTAATTAACTTTTTCATTTTTTATTAACAACTAAAACAAAGGAGTAATCATGGCAAAATTTGCTGGTGGTTCAACGTACAACTTTGGATTAGGGGTAAGTGGTCAAACTAATGGTTTCTTCATACCTGAAATCTATTCAAAGAAAGTACAAATAGCACTTAGAAAAGCTGCTGTTGCAGAAGCAATCTGTAACACAGACTATATGGGTGAAATATCTAACTTTGGTGATACAGTAAACATCATCAAAGAACCTCAAATTGCAGTAGCAGACTACACAAGAGGTCTTACTGTAACTTCAACTGACTTGACTGACCAAGAACTTGTTCTTACAATAGACCAAGCTAAGTCATTCTCGTTCAAACTAGATGACCTTGAAAAAAGGTTCTCTCACGTCAACTTCCAAGCCGTAGCTTCAGATAACGCTGCATACGCACTAAGAGATGCAATGGATTCAAACATCCTAACTGCTATTAGAGCTGGTGCAACTGTAAATACAGGCATGGGAACTGTGAATGTTCCAATTGATATTGGATTCACAGGTAGTAAAGTTGACCCTTTAAACCAAATGGCATTAGCTGCAAAAGAATTAGACGAAGCTAACGCTCCTGAAGAAGGTAGATGGTTTGTAGCTGCACCTGAATGGTACAATGCATTATCTAACTCTGCTTCAAAACTTTTATCAGTTGACTTCAATGCTGGTCAAGGTTCAATCAGAAATGGTTTAGTGGCGAGTGGTCTCCTAAGAGGATTCCAAATGTACAAATCTAACAACCTACCAACTAATGACTTATCTGGTGCAAATCCTGCTGGTTCAGCAACTGCACCTGTAGCTCTATTCGGTCATATTAGTGCAACATCTGCTGCATCTTCTATGAACAAAGTAGAAACTATTAGAGACACAGGTACGTTCTCTGATATAGTTAGAGGGTTAATGGTATGGGGTAGAAAAGTATTAAGACCTGAAATCGTAGGGAAAATTCACTACGTTGTATAGTCTTAACTACAACAACTAATATGATATGGGGGTTGAAATATACCCCCTATCACAAAGGAGAAATATAATTATGATAGAAAAAATTAAAAACAAATGTCAACATTTTGTTAATGAACATAAAGTTGAAACGATTGCAGTTTTAGTTATTCTAGTTATTGCAATTATAATATAAAGTATAAAATAAAGGAATTAAAATGCCAATGAAAAAAGCAATGCCAGGTGGTAAAGTTTCCAATAAAGGAAAATACAAACATGGTGGTAAAGTTCATAGAAATAAAAAAGGTCATGGTGGAATGATGACTATAGTAATTAAAAAAAATAAAAAGAAAAAATAAGCATGGGAATAATGTCTTCTCCAGCTTGGACTCGTAAAGAAGGTAAAAATCCTAAAGGTGGATTAAATGCTAAAGGTAGAGCATCTTACAATAAAGGTAAAACTAAAACTGGTAAGAAAAGAAACTTAAAAGCACCAAGTAAAGTAAAAGGCAATAAAAGAAGAAAGAGTTTTTGTGCGAGGATGAAAGGAATGAAAAAGAAACTTACATCTAAAAAAACTGCACGAGACCCTAATTCAAGAATTAATAAATCTTTAAGAGCATGGAATTGTTAAATGGCTAAAACATATTTATCAATGGTTAACGAACTACTGGTTGAAATAAATGAACCTGAAGTTACAACTGTATCAGGAGCATTAGGAATACAAAAGTTTGTATCTAATTGTGTTAATAGAGCTTACTTTGATATAGTAGATTCAGTAGATGAATGGTCTTGGTTACATACTGCAGCTCCACAAAATGAATATTATGGTAATCACTTTGTTGAAACTGTAGCAGGAACAAGATGGTATCTAATGAAACCAGGTTCTAGTAATGTAGATTCAGATTTTGATTCAGTAAACTGGGATGCTTTTACTTTAACAACAGAAGGCGTTTCAGGAGAATCATCTCCACATACAATTAATAAATTAGCTTTTTCAACTTTATCTGCATGGAGACAAAATTATGCTGCATCTGAAGAAGCTAACAAAGCTAATACACAAACATATGGAACTCCAGTTAGAGTATTAAGAAGTTCAGATGGTAGAAGATTTGGACTATCACCTATACCTGATAAAGTTTACAGAATATATTTCTTTGCGTATAATAGACCTACAGCTTTAGCTGCAGATACAGATACAGTTTTATTTCCTGAACAATACAAACCAGTTCTTTTAGCAAGAGCTAGATATTATATTTATCAATTTAAAGATAACATTGCACAATCACAATTAGCATTAGACGAATATAAAAAAGGTTTACAACAAATGGCTGACCAATTAAATTCACCTCAACCTGAATATATGTCAGATGTTCGTTTTGCTTTTTTATATTAAGGAATAAATTATGCCAACACAAGGAGCTTCAATTACAGTACAAGGAGGCTTGGATTTAGTTTCAAGCTCTCATGCTTTATTTAAAACTCCTGGTGCAGCAACAGTTTTAAAAAATTTTGAATCATCTACTACAGGTGGTTATAGAAGAATAAGTGGTTTTGAAAAATTAGGAGGAAATAGTGCAGTTATTCCTTCAGGAGTTAATACAGATATTATTCATGGTATTTCAGGATATGCAAATGGAATTATAGTAGCTCAAGGTGCTAATTTATATTTTAGTACTACAGGTACTTCTTATGTTCAAATTAACAAAGATACTTTTACAGCAGCTACAGGAACAGTTTCAATTAGCTCAGGTTCAGCAACAGTAACAGGAATAAATACTGTATTTACTTCTGAATTTATTGTAGGTGATGATATTAAAATTGATAATAATTTTTATAAAGTATTATCTATTACAAGTGATACTATTTTAACATTAGATATTAATGCAAATACTAGTAATACTCAAAATGGTTTATCTTTTTTTAAAGGTGGTATTGCTTCAACTGCTTTAGCTGCTGCTACAACAATTCCAAGAACAAATCAAACTAATATTAATTTTACTAATTTTGAATCATATGGTTTACATGGTACGTTATATTTTGTAGATGGTCAAAATAAAATAGGTGAATTTTTTATTGATAATAATAACAAATATCATTTTGAAGAAGTAACAAGGTCTTCTCCAGTAGGATGTTCATTAATTGAAAAATATGCTGAACGAATTGTAGTATCAGGACAAGCATCTAATCCAAGTCTAGTTTACTATAGTACTAGGTTAAAACCTTATGATTTTGAAGGTACATCTGCAGGATTTATAGATGTAGGAGATATAGTAACAGGTATTAAAGTATTTAGAAATAGTTTAATTATATTCTGTAAAAATAGTATTTATGAGTTGACAAACCTTGATTCTACTCCTATAATTAAATCAGTAACAAAAAACATAGGTTGTATAAGT